TGGTAATGGATGACCCAGAAACAGGCGAAACGTATGAAGTTGCACCCGAAGTAGCAAAAGCGTTAACAAGAGATTATTCGCAACTAATGAAAGCAATAAACAATAAAAAGGGAATTAACTAATGGCATGGGCACCCGTTGAGTCAAACGTATTAATTAATGGTAATGCAACCGGATTAGCTATTAGTAGCACAAATTTGTACAAACCAATTTTTGATGCTAGAGTACAAACAATAGAAGATTTAAAATTTTTATTATTGACACATGTTGGCGAACTAGTAATGCAACCGGAATTTGGCACTCGATTATTATTTGTGCTATTTGAATCAAATTCGTCTTCATCAGATTTAAAAGAAACTATTGATGATATAATCAAAACTGCAGTAGCAAGATGGATGCCTAGCATAGATATAGAAAAAATTGATATTACAACTTCGGAAGACGACACATCATTATCTCACGATATTGTAATAAAATTAACTGTTGCATTTCCAAATTTGAAAAACAATGTAGTTGTTGAAATTGCTGCTAATAATTCAGGAACGATAATAGTTTCGTCAAATATAGGAACAGAAAATGGAAAGTAAAAAAGATGTATCATATTTAGGTAAAGACTTTGGACAATTTCGTCGAAATTTAATAGACTTTACTAAACAATATTTTCCAGATTCATATACTAATTTTAATCAAGCATCGCCCGGTTCATTGTTTATTGACATGGCATCATATGTTGGTGATGTTTTATCTTATTATGCTGATGCAAATTTAAAAGAATCATTATTAGAACATGCAAGTGAGCGTGGTAATATATATGATATTGCAAAATCTTTAGGATACCGACCAAAAAACGTGGTGCCGGCATATACAATGTTAGATGTATATCAAATTGTACCAGCAATAGGTACAGGAACTAGTGTAAGACCGGATTTTAATTTTGCAGTGTCAATTAAACCTGGTATGCGCGTTAAACAAACTGAAGGCGACGCTATTTTTAGAACTACTGATTCTATAGAATTTGGATTTTCATCATCATATAATCCTACCGAAATTACCATATATGAAAGTGATAGTGCTACATTGTTACCTACTTATTATTTATTAAAAAAACAAGCACAAGCTGTTTCGGGAGATGTAAAAACTACATCATTTAATTTTTCGTCGCCAATTGCATATGATAAAGTATTGTTACCTGACACTAATATTATAGAAATTATTTCAATAACCGAATCAGACGGCGATGCATGGTCTGAAGTACCATATTTAGCTCAAGATACAGTATTTACTGATGTTCCTAATTTGGCCGAAAATGATCCAGAATTATCATTATATAGATCAGAATCACCTAGTTTATTAAAAATGAAAAAAACATCTAAACGATTTATTACTAAAATGCGTAGTGATAATCGTTTAGAAATTCAATTCGGTGCTGGCGTTTCTGATAAAAATGATGAAGAAATTATTCCGAATCCTTCAAATGTTGGAAATGGATTATCTTCGTTACGAAAAGGCGTAGACATTGATATAGATCCATCTAATTTTTTATATACACGAGCTTATGGACAAGCTCCATCAAATACAACATTAACGGTTACATATGCAGTTGGCAATGGAATTAGCGATAATGTAGAAGCAGGTGTATTAACTAGTATTGATTTTATTGAATACCTCGAGGATGTTAATTCTACAAATAATGTTAACCTAGTTAATTTTGTTAAACAATCAATAGCAGTAACAAACCCGGAGCCAGCAACAGGAGCTAAAACGACGGACACATTACAAGACATAAAAAATAATGCATTAGCTAATTTTGCAACTCAGAATCGACTAGTAACTCGAGAAGATTATATTATTCGTTCATATTCAATGCCGGCAAAATTTGGTAGTGTTGCAAAAGCATATATAGTACCTGACGATCAATTAACACAAGAAAATTATCAACAATCTAGAATTGCTAATCCATTAGCAATGAATATGTATACTTTAGGATTTAATCAATCTAAACAGTTAGTACCTTTAAATAAAGCAATTAAAGAAAATTTAAAAACATATCTAGGATATTATAGAATGTTAACAGATGCAATCAATATTAAAGATGCATTTATTATTAATATTGGAGTAGAGTTTGAAATTTCAGTATTATCAAATTATAATAGCAATGAAATATTATTAAAATGTATTAATGAACTAAAAATTTATTTTAATATAGATCGATGGCAAATTAATCAACCAATTATAAAATCAGAAATTGTAAATTTACTTGGCAATGTAAAAGGAGTTCAATCGGTTATTAATGTAAAATTTAATAATTTATATGAAACAACATCTAACTATTCTGGCAATATATATGAGTTAGCGTCGGCTACAAAAAATGGCGTTATTTATCCGTCATTAGATCCTAGTATATTTGAATTAAAATTTCCAAATCAGGATATTAAAGGCCGCGTAGTAACACAATAAAGGAAACCATGTTTAGAATATTTTATGCAGAAAAAGATACAACGTTGTATGAATCATTTCCTGATTACAATACTGGAATTGATGAAGTTTTGGAAATTGGAAAACGATTAGATACTGAGGGCAACACGTTATTAAAATCTAGAAGTCTTATTAAATTTGATATGACTGAAATTTCTAGTTCGTTAGCAACATATGGAAAAACAGTTAATGATTGTAAATTTATGTTGCAACTATATACAACCCATGCAAAAAATTTGCCATCAGACTATTCAATTTATGCTAAATTAGTAGGACAAAATTGGATAAATGGAACTGGATATTTATCTGAATTAACAATTGACGGCGCAACATGGAGCGGCTCGGCTTCAGGGTCAAATTGGATCTCCGGCAGTCAATCGTCACGCATTGGATCAAGTAACTTGTATGTATCAGGATCTGGGTCGGGCGGTAATTACATGTATTATTCTGGTTCCGGAAATACACTTTCATTGATTGCTTCAGAATCATTTTCATATAGTAATACTGATGTTAATATGAATGTGACTGATGCTTTAAAGATTTGGTTAAGTGGTAGCAATAGTAATACGATTCCAAATTATGGGTTTTTACTACAACTAGCAGATACAGATGAATCATCTATTAGCGTTGCTGGATTTATTCGTTTCTTTAGTAAAGAAACACATACAATATATGTACCTAAATTAACAATGTATTTTGATACTGGATCTTTTGTTACTGGATCATTAACTTCAGCAAATTTAGAGTCTTATATAGTTTACACACAAATAAAACCAGAATACAAAGATACGGAAATTGCTAAAATACGAATTTATGCTCGAGATAAATTTCCTAGTAAATCACCTACCAATGTGTTTCCAATACAAACAGTTAAATATTTGCCGGCGACTACATATTATTCAATAATGGATGCTGCTACAAATGAAGTCATTATTCCATATGATAATATTTATACTAAAGTGAATTGTGATAGTACTAGTAATTTTATTTATATAGATATGAATGGATTTATGCCAGAACGATACTATCGTTTACAATTAAAATTAATAGATGGATTTACAACAAATTATATTGATGATAACATTTATTTTAAAGTAGTTAGATAATATGGATAAAGAAGATAAATCATTCGATACAAACAATAAGTCTGTAATATATCAAACCTCCGGATTAAATGTAATATCTAATAATAACAATGTTGTCCCGCGGGATGCCTCTGGCAACGTTATGTTGCATGAAGATTCAATTAATCCATTATTAATTATTGAATCAACAATAAAAAAAATAACTTTAAAATCAATACTTAAAGTTATTGATACACAATTTAAATATTTTAAATTTCCAGCAACAAATTTTACAATTATTGACGACGTAGAAGAACTAGATTTAAATTTAGATTATGATCCAATATATGCAAGATATAAACCAAGTGAGAATATACGAGTTCAATTAGCAGCGGAGGGTGGTGCAGGCGACCAAAAATATAACGAAATATTGATGGATGACATTGACGATGGATTTCCACAAAAACGTACAAATCAATATTATATAACTAAAGAAATTAAAAATTCTGGGAAAGATCTACGATTCCGAATTGTATTAGAACATCGATATGATTCGTATACCCCTGACGTCTCTGGAGTTTACTTTTCACTAATAAAATCAAGTGTTGCTGAAGGAACTAACAAATCGTTTATAACGTTTTACGATCAAACCACGCCTGGCTACAATTGGTGGGATATGACCCAATATCAAGTAAAAAGATTGAAGACTGATGACGTTATATTAAATCAAGATTTCGAAATAGGTGACACGTTTTCAATTGGTGCGTTTGCTAGTGATAACGGCTACTATGTAGACAATCCAGATACAGACGGCATTGCAGCAAATAGTAGTGCCACTACAGTAGTCGAAGTGGGCGGTGTAGAAGTTTCTAGAGTTACCCGTCGAGATAGAGACGGGTCTACACTTAGAGATGACTCTAACTACCATACAATTAACGCAGTAACATCGTATTGGGTAATTACAGATGCCTCGAAAAATGTAGATGAATGGAATCAGGAGATTATTGATGTTGTCGCAATATAAAAATATTACACAAATTACTTCTGCAATAAATTCAGTATCAGCTGAACGATTTGATCAAACAAAAAGAAAATTTTTTGAAGAAGAAATATTTTTAAATTTAGATATTAATACTGATGCATCTAGAATTGAAATGCATGTATATACATCTGATAGCTGGATTACTGGAAATCATAAACTACAATCACAAACTAAACTTCCGGAGTTCAAAGATGTTGTTACTAATAAAACAATACATGTCAATAATGCTATTGGAATTGATATATATTCTGAATTTAAGAAACTAAACTTAAACGCAGGAACGTTCCGAGTTGCTATTAATTTTTTCAAAAATTTAATTGGTAGTTATGAGCAACAACATTTGCGAATTGATGAAATTTCCCCAGATCGTACGGAAATTAGATTACGAGCAATTGATGACGAAAATCCGGAATTTCTAGATCAAATTACTAGTTATATAAACAATGTAAATCATACATCAACTCTATTTTCAAATTATTATACACCATATCTATTAAATTTTAGTAATAATCAATGTATATTATTTGTTAATAGTGTTGTTATTGGCGAATATTTGTATGTAAAATTAAATGAGCCATTACCACAAAATATAGCAGTAGATTTTAAGTGTTGGGTTGTAGAAGAACAAAAGCCGACATATATTGATCGTATCTCAATATTGCCAAATATAATTCAGACACAATATAAATCATTAGCTAATCCAAATTGGCAAGCATCCGCAGTTTGGAATACTTCAAATGAAACTGGGTTTAAAGATTGGACGGATTTATTAGGGTCAACAACTCAAACTTCGCAACAAATTGTTGACACATATTTTTCTGGCAGTCTGTCAGGAATAAACTTAAATATTGATTATAGGGACTTTAATAATTTTATATTTTATAGTTCTGCAACAGAACGATTAGCAAATTTTAAATATAAATTAGAACTATATGAATATTATACATCACAAAGTGCGGCTATATCACAGCTGTCAGGCAGTGTTGTAACAACAAATATGCAAGATTTTTTAAATCTAAAAACAAATTTAATTAGTGGATTTGACGAATTTGAAAAATATTTATATTATGAATCAAGCTCTAATTTAACTACATATTCAAATTCAAGTGAAACATTTAATGTTGGTAGTTTAACTGGCAGTTATATTACACCGGTGCCTAAAACCAATTTATATCAACCATATACATTAGCCTCGGTATCTAGCAATAGTTTTAAAAATTGGTATGACTCATTATATGCAACAGCTTCTTTATATGATACATTAAATATACAATCATTACAATATAATATACCTGAACATTTACGCGTAACTTCTACTTCTATAGATTTAGTCACATTTACGAACATGTTAGGACAACATTATGATATAATTTATACGTATATACATAACATGTCTCGTATAAATAAACGAGAAGAAAATCCTAAATTAGGGATGCCAAATGAATTATTATATTCAGTAGCTAAACAATTTGGATGGTCATTAACTGACGGACAGCAAGGTCAAGATTTATGGCAATATGTACTAGGCACGTCAAAAACCGGCACATCATTAACTGGATCAAATACAGTAGGAGATCCATCAGTACCAGG